GGCGTAAATCATCTGGTCGTAACCGGAAAAGGGGAAATGCAGGAGAGGAACATATTCCATCTGTATGTGCAGAAAGATGGAAGCATTGGAAAGACGCAGTATTACAAAGGACTGAATGAGATCTCAGCAGTGTACGAAAATACGAGCACAGAAACAGCAGAGCTGGAGAAAACGTCCGCGGAACAATTGCAGAAGTTGATGAATAAAAAGACATTTCAGATGGATGTTGCAAAGCTTGGAATCGAGGTTGGGATTGGAGATATTGTCGGTGGCAGGGATTACCTGACTGGGCTGTATATGTCAAAACCAATCGAAAATATCATTTATGAGATTACGAATGATGTGGAATCAATTACTTATAAATTGGAAGGAGAAGATGAAGAATGAAAATTGTATCTGGAAGAACCGGATCACCACATGTGACTTCGCAGCAGTTCCGGCAGATGCTGGAGGGGATTATCGGGCAGGGGAGTTATATTATAACAAGCGGAGAGAATCTGAAGCCGGAACTTAGCAGCAATAATCTGCTGAAAATCCGAAGTGGGATGATGGCGCATCACGGCTGTATATCTTGCGTGGATATTGGTACTTATGATGAGGTTACACTGACAAATGGTAGTCAGGGAATGAAAAGGATTGATCTTATTGTAAATCGGTATACCAGAAATGCAGAGACAGAGGTTGAAAACTGCAGTTGGAAGGTGATCCAGGGTACACCGGTTGCAAGTAATCCGGCAGTGCCGGCATACACTTCGGGAAATTTGCAGAATGGAGATCTTGTGGATGAATGCCCGGCTTTTGAAGTGCATTATGATGGAATCAATGTTACGGAAGTGAAGAGTTTGTTGAGTGTGACGGATGGACTTTCTGAATTAAATAGCAATTTATTAAATGTAAAAGCAGATTTGACAAAAGCAAATAATAATATTGCAATCATAAACAGTAATCTGATTTCAATCGTAGAACGTGGAACCAAAAATAACTACAATTACACAAAATATTCCAACGGCGACATGGTTATGTGGAGTAAATATACTTGGAATACCAATCTTGCAACCAGTTGGTATAACTGGTATTTTGCTTCTAGTGCTGCGGTTGGTTTTCCAGTAGCATTCAAGGAAGCTCCTTTAATTATAGTATCTCCGGCAAAGACTAACGAACTGTATGGTCTTGGAGTTACCGAAGTGACTACAACCGGGTACAAGCTTACAGCATACAGTCCAAAGCAAGGAATGTGTTATGTACAAGCTGATATGCTTATAATCGGAAAATGGAAATAATTCTAATATGTTCCGATTGCAATATAGTCCATATAAAAAGCTTTATTTGTATATGCTGCAAAATATCCTAATCGAAGTTGGGAGATTCCATTCAAGGTTGTGGTTTTTCCAAGAATCATAACCCAATCGTCACTATTTTGAGTTATTGTACAACCTCTTAAAAATTTAAACGGTTTTGGAAATGTTGATTGTTCTATTTTGGTACTTACACCCGTATATCCAGTGCCATTTTTTTGCAATGAGGCATATACGTGAATTGTTCCGGCACATATTTGAATCCTATTTTTAGGGAATCGTATACAAATGCTTTTTGTGGATGGATCTATATAAGTTTCATATAAATTGCTACTTAATTCAGTACGCCAGTTGATATACTGAAAGCAAAAAGGAGAGACGTATGGAAGCAAAAATAATGGATGTATTGCGAAGAATGCAGCTGATTCTTGATGAAGTACAGCTGCGGGAGCTAAAAGAAGTGCTGCAGATGACATTTACCGGGTGCAGAGTGATCCAGGAAACGGACCTGCAGGTTGTAGACAGGAGCTGGGAAGTGGATCTGGAAGAGTTTCTGATGAGTAAAGCACTGGAAGGAAAAGCATCAAAGACAGTGAAGCAATATCGGTATGAACTAGTTCGGTTACTGACCTATATCAATAAGCCAGTGAAGAACATAGATTCTGGAGATATTTCTGGATTCATGCGGGCTTATAAAATGATCCGCAAGGTAGCAAACCAGACACTAAAGAATGTCCGCGCAGTGTATAGCAGCTTCTTCGTATGGCTGCGAGATCGTGACCGGATTCGGAGAAATCCGATGGTGCTGGTGGAATCTATAAAAGTAGAAAAGAAGATCCGGAAACCATATACTGATGAAGAACGGGAGCGGATGCTGCGTAAATGTAGCAGTCTCCGGGATAAAGCGTTACTAGAATTCCTATATAGCACAGCAGTCAGAGTATCGGAGCTTTCAGAGATTAACAGGGAAGATATCCGGTATGCGAATAAAGAGCTGATTGTATATGGAAAAGGAGCGAAAGAAAGGACGGTGTACATCAATGAACGAACCAACATGTACCTGAAAGAATATCTGGAAAGCAGAAAAGACAATGATCCGGCGCTATTTGTCGGAAGCAAGAAACCGAATAGCCGGCTGACGAAAACAGGAATTGAGGATATCATCCGGCGGATTGGAGAGAAGGCGGGCGTAGAAAATGCGCATCCGCATCGATTCCGGAGGACGGCTCTGACAAATGCATTGAACCGCGGAATGCCTCTGCAGGAGGCTATGATATTTGCGGGACACGCAAAGTCAGAAACAACCATGCGATATTGTACAGTGAATCAGGAAGGTGTACGGTATCATCACTTTAAATATTTAAGTGCATAAGTAAATAAACTTATTTATTTACACTCGGCATTGGTCGGGTGTTTTTGCTATGCGCTTTTATATATGTAACTTTATCAACCAGTCAAAGGAGGGATTCTGAACTAAGTAGCAAATTATCAGTTTATGCGCTGGAAGAAAAAGAGTGCTCTCCGAAAGATACCGGAGAAAACCAGTGGAAATATCGAAAGTGGAGCAATGGATCTGTGGAGATATGGAGAATTGGCGGAAACGTCGATACATTTACCGTGTCACGTTCAAGTGCGAATGGAATATATTATTCAGACGAAATCGTATGGTATCCAATAGATATGCCTTTAAAAATTACAAAAATTGATCAGATTCTTGCCACAATTGATAGGAAGGGGAACGATGGTCTTCCAAACGTAAATATAGTAAACGCCTTTACGGAAAACGGGTGTCCATTTATAAAATTTATTATAACAGCAAACCGAACAGGGCAATTTAAAGTGTCCACAAACTTTTACATTCAGGCAAGATGGAAATAGCTTAAACCTTTTTGTATAAAACGAATGTGTTTAACAATGCGTCGCATGCACCAGTTCCAAAATTATGTCCTTTTGTATAAATCAAGTCGCTTCCACTATTGTAATAGCAAGAGGAAACATTTACCCATACATCCCAATTTCCAACTAAATCATAACCAATCACGCCAACTGGAGTATAGCCACTTACTATTGGAGCTTTGATATAATATTCAAAATCTTTGCCAGCGCCAATATTCATATTGCTTTTTATGGTTACTTGCTTCACGAGTAGTAAACTATTCAAATTGCTATTTAGTTCAGAATCCCTCTAAAAAGAAGAAAGGGGCAAACAGAAAAATGAAAATCACATTCAATGATGGTCAGGAACTGCAGATCCAGCAGGTCACTGAACAGACGGATGGCGCACTTTTGATCAAGACCATTTCAGCATCCGAGGATCAGCTGAAGACTTTATTCTCTGATCCGACAACAACTAAGAGAATGTCTGTGAGCGAACGGGATGCAGATATCGTTGTGTATGAAAACTACACAAAGCTCGATGCAATCGTGAAGTACACGGCCGGCATCCTTGGTGTGCTGATGTACCGGGAAGGAGAAGATCCGGACAGCCGGATAGCAGCTCTGGAGGCACGACTTAAAGAAGCAGAAGAGAAAAATACGAACCTGCAGTCAAGAGTCGAAAAAGCGGAGGAGAAAAATGAAATGCTCGAAGGATGCATTTTGGAAATGTCTGAAATGGTATATCAGTAAAACGATAATTGTATTAACCATTTTATTTTTATTCATATTATTACAAATTTCAGGAGGAAAAGAAATGATGGCAATGTTATGGGCGCAGCAGATCATGTTAGGAAAGAAAACTTATTCACAGGTACCGAGACTTTTAAAGGACAAGGTAAAAGAGATCCTGATTGATTCCGGAACAGAAGAACTTGTAACAGAGGAGCAGTAGTATGGACAATATCGTATCTGCAAAATTAGATTCCAGATACGCATCCACGCTGGGGGTATGGCAGTATGATTACGGCCAGGTGCTCCGGATCACAGGTCCGGAGCTTCCACCGGCAGTGGAAGTGCAGTTTTCGCTGGACGAGAAATCAGGAGAGACATTATCCAGAGTCGGCACGACGGTAGACGGAGTTACAGAGGTAAAGATTCCGGATGAATTACTGAAACACAGTGCGACAAGTAATTACCGGATCTATGCTTATATCTATCTGACAGATGAGACTTCAGGAAACACCAAATATGAAATTATAATCCCGGTCAGGGTACGTAGTAAGCCAACCTCTCCGGCAGAAGATCCAGAGACGGATCCGGATCTCTTTAGGGAGACGGTAGTAGCGGTCAATGCATCTGCTGAACGAGCTGAGAATGCTGCAAGCTCTGCGATGAAAAGTGCAGCATCGGCAGATGAGACACTGGCAGAGATCAAACGTGTTGCAGATGGTATTTCGGGAAATATCGAGAACGCCAACACAATAAAGACTGAGCTCTCTGATATGATCAACAATGCAGGGATAGAGAAGAAAGAGCTGGAATCATCAATTGGAAAAGCCGGAGAAGCTAAGATGGCATTAGACAGCTCCATTAGATCCGCTGGAGAGAAGCAGTTAGCGTTAGACGCCACGGTAGAGCATGCGAATACAGTAGACGCATCGTTGAAAGAGCATATAGGTAGTACTGAGCAAATACAGGCAAATGTTGAACAGATTGCGACCAATAAAGAGGATATTGGTTCACTACAGGAAGAGTTAGGTGATATAGAATCAAAATTTGAGATTGAAACCGAAGCTTTTTCTAATAAATGTTCAATTATTAGAAATAACACACCTAACAATTTCACAGGAAATCAAATAACGGGCGTAAAACAATATTTTGATTTTGGTGAAAACGCAGCACTAACAAAAATAAAGATGAATATTAAAGCATCTAATGACGATACTGTCGTTTTAGAAATCGCCACTCTTGATGGCAATATTATAGCAACAGCAGAAAAGGCGGTTACAACAGAATATACAGATGTTGTGTTTGGTTTAGAGAATATTGTTATTAAAGAACCTGTTTCAGTATTTGTATATACAAAAGGAACCAATTTACTGTCATATGGTTTATATGCAACGCCATATGACGATCAATCATTTTCGTATATTTTTCCTGATGGTACAAGGAAATTAGCATTTAAGATTGGTACATCAGAAATACTAAAACCCACAGCATCAAATAATAAGCAATGCTTAGTTTTGTTCTTTGATTATACATCTAAGATCATAAAGAATATCTCTGATTCCATTTCACAAAATATTGATACAACTTTGTTGAAAAGTGGAAAAGCCGCAGACGCTAAAGTAGTTGGAGACAAATTAAGTAAACTAGAGGAAGACTTATCCAACAAAATTACAAAGTTCTATGCATCGAATCAGGGTGAAACTCATCTGGCAGATTCTGACAATGGGAAAATCATGGATATGATGCTGTATGGACGGAGCGAACAGAAGAAGTATAAAGGCATAAATTTAATTCCTCCTAACATTAAATATGGAGATTTTGTAGAAGTTTCGATTCCAAAAGAAACAAAAGTTTTTGCAATTACAGATGGAACAAAATTCAGTGGCGGTAACTTCCTTTTTTTTAATGCGGACAAAACAAAAAGTGAGTGGTTCGGACTAGACAAAGATACTACTATATCGACACGTACATTAACTATTGATGCTAAATATGTACAGAATCTTTTAGAACCCGGTTTAGATGTATCAAAAATATGTTTAGGTATTGGAAATGAACCAATATATGAGCCTTATGTTGGCGGTATCCCATCTCCATCACCAGATTATCCACAGGAGATAAAAAGAGTGGTGAATCCGATTATGAAGGTGTGTGGAAAAAATTTATGGGATAATTTTAAAACATTATCATTAGGAAACGTCGAACAAAAAAATGGAACATATATAGCAA